GCTGTTTCTGGCCTAATTTATCGAATATCATTTCCAGTACCTTCTTGTACTGCTCTGCATCATTGCAATCTTCCACTAGGTTAAACCCGTCCACAAATCCTTCAGCGCATCCGATGTACGACAGCATAGCCGTAGCCAAATGCAGCTTGGTATAATCCTTGCGGCCGTTCTCATCCTCATCCACAAACTCATCCTTATGTGTCTCCAGAATTTCTTTACGCACATTGTTCTCACGGTATCCGCACAGCTGGATGAAATAATAATCCAGTATTCTTCTGATGACATTCAGCAGCGGGATCGTAGAATTCAGTGCCATATACTCTTCCCAAAGCGCTGCATAGGAGTTCTGCACAGGGTTCCTGTTGGTCGGATCCTCCAGTTTGGATTTCGGCTGATTGATGCATTCCTCTACCGTAGAGATATTGTCGGTCTTCCGGATCATAAAGAAGGACACGCTCTCATATCTGAAAACCTGGTTATAGCTGATCTCCCTGTGGAAATAGGCATTATGCGTAAGGATGAATATCTGCTTGATATAGGTTCCGTCCATGAGCCGCTCTGCATAGTTCACATTGTTGTTGCAGACCTCGATCATCTCATGCACAAGCGAACTGACGATAAACAGTGTATTGCTGTCCATGCTGGATACCGGGTCGTCAATGACCACGATCTTATCCCTGTTATCTGCCACATTCTGCATGGTCTGCGTCTGACCATCCGTCGTTATTATCGCAGCTGACCCTGCCTGTCCGCTACCCTTTACAAGCTGATAGAAATACAGGAAAGCAATGAAATTCTTCTCCCCTTCGCTAAGCTTTTCAGCCACTTCTCCGTTTTCACGAATCACCTCATAAACATCCTGCTCATCTTCTTTTTCCTTCAGGCTGAAGCCCTGGAAACCTGAATCCTTCAGGAATTTATTGATATTGTCTACCGCTTCACTGGTATTGATGGTCTGGCTTCTCAGCTGACTAATCTCAGTCTGAATCTGTCCAGCCCGTGTCCTCTTTGCCCTATATTCATTTCCGAGCTTTGTAAGTTCATCCTCAGCGGCCTTCAGTCCGTCTTGATAGTCCTTGATCTCCTTCTCGAACATCTTCGCCAGATATTCCCAAAGAGCATCCTCGCATTCCTTCTTCTTTGTTTTCTTGGAATTGACCACGGAATTATTCGCCGTGATCTGCTTGTTAAAGCCGTCGATCATAGCGTCGATCTCTGCGATCAGAGCCTTCACATCATCAAGTTCCACTTCCAAGGCAGGCTTATCTATCTTCTTCTCAATCTGACGAAGATTCGCCGTAATGACCGTCTGAAGATGAGTAATTTTATCCTTGTAAGGCTCAATATCAAGCTTAGGAAATACGTTTGTCAGATTCCCCTCGAACACATCCAGGATACTCTGTGTCCAACCTTTGTAAGCAGCCTGGAATTCCGCAAGAGCACTCTGATCATTCTGATACTGTTCATCAAAGCAGGATGCGATATCCTTTTCAAAATTCTCAGGCAGCTTTTGCTGACAGAAAGGACATTTGCCGTCTGCATTCTTCACATAATGAGCATGACCATTTTTAACCCAGTCTGTTGCGCCCAGTGTTCTCATAAATACTGCAAATGATGTATCGCTGCTGCTGATAATCGGTCTGCTCATAATCTCTTCGCCGGACAGATCATACCGTCCAAAAGCGTCTGAAGATTTCTTAAAGGAAGGGTAGGCCTGCGAATTGGCATCATAAGCCACATCGTATAATTCCTTCAGTTCAGCCAGATCATGCTCCACCGGTGTCGTAGAAAGTACCTTCTCTGTAAAAGTATTTTTTCTCTTCTTTCCGCCCTGCGTAGCGTCAAAATCAGCGCGGATATCCGCTGACCGGCTCCAGCATTCATTCTGCAGCTGTGTAAGCAGGCTTTCCTTTACCGCCTTTTTCTTATTTCCGGCTTCGATCAGCTTCGCCATCTCATCGGCAACCTGAACCTTTTCGGTTCCAAGTTCATCTATCCTCTGCTGGATCTTGATATTCACCTTATCGACCGTGAACACCCCCGACAGATTGTCGAATGATTCAAAGTTGTCATCAATAAAGTCCTGGTTATATACCAGAAGATCATAATTATCCGCTGACTCACCGGCTTTCCACTCTAATCCATCGCCATCCTGTATTGCATAGGCGATGGATGACTTTCCTGCACCATTTCTTCCAAAAAACAGATTGATGTATGTAGGTTCAAAGGGTTCTCCCTCAAATGTCGCTGTATTTAGCATCACCTTAGTAATTGCGGATCTCTTTTTCTCTGCCATACCGTCATCCCCTCCAATAATTTACTCTGTAATCTTGCCTTGCTTTACCCATTCATCGATTTCAGATATCTTGAATTTATATCGTTTGCCTGCTCGGTAATAGGGAAGCTTGCCATCTTTAATCCATATCCTGATCGTATCCGTACTCACACTCAGATGCTTGGCTACATCTTCTAAATTAACCCATTTCTCAACTGCCATTTCTTCGTATTCCTTACTCATGAACTTCCTCTCTATACTTTACGCAAATACACGTGTCTCATATTTATATTCCAATAACCTTACGTAAATTAACTTCCTTTATCGTCCAGTGCACCCTGTCCAATTCATTCGTATCCGGTGCATATTCCAGCTGAAGAGCATCCTCTATCTGATTAAGCTGCTGTTGCTGCAACTGATAGTTCATCGAATAGTTCACTACTAAAAGTTCACTCTGTATGCTGAATTTCTTCACAAACCCGTATATAGCATAATGATCATCACCTGTACTGCGACCATTATGGTTCCTTGTGGCAATGATGGAAGGCATCTTACAAATCTGCTCTATCTCATCTTTGCCAAAGCCTCCGAACAGTTGCTTGACCTCCGGCTTAATACTTTCCTTAAGTGCCAATTTCTTTGGGATTGCCAGCGTTCCCGTAAAAGGCTGCTTTTCCACTACAAACAAGTTGTAATAATTGAAATTGACTTCCTCCGGGAAATATTGTTCTGTCCCCGGATAATACGTGATCTGATTGATTGTTCCAATATTGCTGTATATATCCCCGCTACCGGTATGAATGTTCTGCGGCGCTTGAAAAGCGGCAGCTATCTCACCGGTGGCGTAAGGCTGTATTTCATCACTCATCCTTGCCTCCGTAATAATTTTTCGTTATATTCAGCGTTCCGATATCGCTGTATATATCGCCGCTGCCGTAATGGACATTTGCCTTGGGCTTCGCAAGAAACTGATTCAACTGTGGTCCGCCCGGCTGCCTATACTCGGTATCTTCTGTTTCATCCTTCTGTGGCTCATCATCCGGCTGATCTACTTCCTCAGTCTCTGTACTTGAAAGTTCCGTTACAGTCATTCCATTGACCTTTACCTCTACCGGCCAGACCTTACCCACGCTACCACTGTAATCACGATGACCACCACCTGTTGACGGACACCATTCATTGATCGTGGCTTCTCCGTCCTTATTCCGATCCGGGATCATCAATGCAGCATGCCACATTCCCAGCACAAACGCTGGAAGGCACACCTCCGTCAGTGCCGATACCTCGCATCCGGGAATCGAGTCCCCGTTTTCAAGTACAAAGAACTCTTTATTATCGCAATGCCTGTCCTGCGACACTGTATCCATCAAAGCCTTTACAAGGCTCTCCGGCTTGCCCACCTCTTCTCTGAAGTCCAGTACATCCCAAAGAAACGCATCCATCCGCTTGAGCACGGTCTGATAGTCGTTCCTGACCATATTATCAAAGGCCTGCACCTCTGAATCGGTCTTCTTAAGGCGCACATGAGCACCGCCTTCAATCTTGCATAAACGATATTTATTTACATTCGACCCGAACGTCTCCAGCGCCTTTCCCTTTAAATCAGGCGTTTCGCCGTTCATAACCCACAGAAGCCTGCTCATAAGGTTCGGTATAACCCGTTTATCCTTATGCCCTTTCCAATGCTCCCTCTGGTTCATAGCCTCAACCTTCGCATCCAGAATCAGGGCAAAGCAGGTGGCTCCACATAGCCTTGGTTTTTCGTTGATTGTCACAGATTTTCTTTTCATCCACTTTATCCACTCTATCCATTGATAAGTGCCCTTGGCACCCTACTTTGTCAACTATTGGATGCCCTTGTGATGAGGAATCACAGGGGCTTTTTTGTCGGGATGAATCACTTAAGCAACTCCTGCTTATTCCCAACAACTCCCAACAACTCAGTATAACACAAAATCTTCGATTTATCAATGGAATTTGCGTTTTGGAGCTGAAAAAGGCACCTCGATTTCCTCTCACAGCAACTGACAAAAGCTGGCAAACAAAGGAGGAAATCAAAATGCCAAATGAAAAATCTGTAACTATTGGAAAGTACGCTGACAAGAAGCCGTACAACAGCATCGCACCTGCAGCTAACGAAGAACTTGCACCGATCCTCGTAACCAAAGAATTGATGAAAGACAAGTCCATCATCAAAGACAACATGGAGACCTGGAACATTCATGGTCATAGGATTCCCGTAGCGTTCGCGCCTATCAAAGCAGGCACTCTCGACAGCTGGATGAAATTCTTCAACGCTCAGATTCGTACTTACATTGCTACTGGAGGAACCGATGATTTTCTGAAAGAGAACGGTCATAACGACAATCTGTCCTATGACAAGTTCCTCGATGATGCCGAATCTAATGAAGATGACAGCGGCTTCGATCCCGGTCAGACTGAATCTCTTGAAGACACCGTATTCCTCAGAATGATCATCAGCGACCTCATCAGCGAGGTCAATACGATCAATCCGAAATATGGTAAGATTCTCGAACTTCTGAGCAAGGACTACTCAAAGGGACAGATCTTGGATGAACTGAGGCTTGGTAAAAGCCAGGGATACGCCGATATCAAGGCAGCTCAGGCGATGGCATTCAGCCTGTATAACAGAGATTAAAACAGCACATACAGACTGACATCACAAAAAGACAGCGGCATCAGGGATTCTATTCCCCGGTGCCGCCGTTTTGATATTGAGCTGGTTTATTATCTTCTTGCCGGTCTACCCTTCAATTGCCACCTGTCGTGGCTTTGGATGCTTCTAACCGCCTGCCTAAGACTATTCGCACGACCGTGCTGATGATATGGATGAGATGCCTTATGTTTGTGAAAAATAATGCATGTACCCTGTGTCGGATACTCAGGATTATGAATGAACCAATAGTGTCCGGTATTCCGACTCATAATCGTCACATCGAAGGCATCCGTGTAAATTATGGAAAAATACTTCGGATCCAATGCAGAGATGTCATTTGCATCAAACATAGGTGGCCTCTTCTCCGTCATCAGGCTTTCCATACTTCGCTCTGTGCTCCGCAACAAACTGTGCATGGAGCTGTTTCTTTTCCTTCTGAAATCGCTTCTGAAGAGCACTCAGTTCCCGATCCATAAACTCCTGCTCGACCTTTGCCAACTCAGCTTTTTCAGAGTCCAGTGTGATGATGAGCCTCCCATCTTCGCAATTTACTTTGACTGGTGTTCCTTCAATAAAACCAAACTCCCGAAGCCAAGCTCCTTTGAGCTGGATCTGTGGTACCTCTTTGTAGTGGTAACCGCTCTGTGCATAAACTTTAAGTTCCCTGATGTTCTTTTTTGCCATGTCTTTGTCCTCCTTTTTCAATCGACTGTTTTGGGTATGAAACAAAATAAGCTGCAGAATACGGATTCTCTTTTCCGCATCTGCAGCTTATCTATTCAAATTCCTATTCGATTGTGAGGCTTACTTGCCGGTGTTAGAACTCTTCCCTTCATTCTTGATGCGATAGTAGTCTTCCATCTCCACATCAAGTGTGATATAGGATTCTTTCTTCTTACTTTTGGTGTTGCTCAAGAGGCATACCGTCTCCACATTTCCCGATTACGGGCATCGTTTATTTTATCATATTTTACAGTGTCCTACCATATCTTACAGTCAAAAAAACACATGGTTTTATAAGGAACTTTTTCACAGATCATATTTTTGTACAGTTTCCTACAATTTATGGTATTTTGTACAGCGTGGACAAAGCGTGGACATTTGTCCACATTGAGAAACTTCCGAAAATTTTATAACAATATTGAAAATCAGCACCACCGGCTTAGCCGGTGGTTTGTTGTCCGCCCTATAAGGGCTCGTTCCCGGCGCTGGAGTCTAAAGACTCATCGAATGGTTCGCCAGCCGCAACGTCAGTTACCTGCTAAGCCCTCCGGGCTCATCTTTTCCTGTTGCTTTTGTTTACCGGCTCACCCGTAAACGGGTCAATATACTCCTTCAATGACATCTGGTCATATTCTAAATCTTCTTTTAGTTGATTCCGAATATACTCTTCTATCTTTTTTGCATTTTTTCCTACCGTGTCCACATAGTATCCTCTGCACCAAAAATGTCGATTGCCATACTTGTATTTGAGATTCGCGTGTCTCTCAAATATCATCAGGGTACTTTTTCCTTTTAAATACCCCACAAAATCTGACACACTCGTCTTCGGCGGTATTTCCACCAGCATATGGACATGATCCGGACAGATTTCTGCTTCCACAATATTTACTTCTTTGCGTCTGCACAACATACTCAAGATATTTGCGATGTCCCGTTTCAACTCGCCATATATAATCTTTCTTCTATATTTCGGTGCAAAAACGATATGGTACTTACAATTCCACTTTGTATGTGATAAACTGTTGTTGTCCATTTGAACTGCCTCCTATGATTAACAAAACGGTTGGCGAACCTGTTTTTATTATATCAGGGGAGGTTTTTTACATAACGCTAAAGCTGTTTCAACCACCCGCAGAGCAGGTGATTTATTTGTTCTCCAAAATTTTGTAAACCCTAGATATACTTATATTGTATTTTAACGCCAAATCTGAAATCTCGTACTTTCCACTGTAATAATCTGCCCGCAGGCACGAATTCCTTTCTTCTTTATC